AAACCTAAAGATTGGGTAAAGCTAGGTTTAAGCCCAAGCACAATAATTGAAGAAATGGATTGCAGAAAATGAATGATTTAATAAGTGAAAGTGATCTTGAAAAAGTGACGGGATACAAGGCCCAAGCTAAACAGTGCAAATTGTTAACTGAGCATGGCATATTTTTTGTGAAAGATGCTAATGGTGCGCCTCATGTAACTTGGTACTCTTTTAACAATCCGACTCATTTGCGGTTTAATCAGGCTTTGGCGCATAATGATGAACCAGACTTTTCGGCAATGGATTAATCATGGCTCCAAGAAAGCGTACTAAAGGCCCAGAATGGCTACCTAGCAGATGTTACATGGGTCGAGTGTCTTATGAGTTTCACCCTAAAAGTGGTGGCTCTATTAAACTGGGTGCGCTTACAGAGCCTAAAGAAATTATTTTAGCCAAGTATTTTGCAGCACTGGCTTTGCATGAAGAACCTAAAGGGGCGTTTTCAGAACTGGTGCGTGGTTATTTTGCTGGCTCAAACTACAAAGCATTGCAGCCTCGTACTAAAAAAGACTATGCAGCATACGGGGAAAAAGTTTGCCTTGTGTTTGGAAAAGTAAATTGCCACCGCATTAAGCCCCATCACATTCGCAAATACATGGATAATCGTAAAAAGACTGCCTTAGTGCAAGCTAATCGGGAACATTCATTTATGAGCGCGGTGTTTTCTTGGGCTTATGAAAATGGAAGGGTAAAGATTAACCCTTGTGTTGGTGTTCGTAAATTTAAAGAAGAACCTAGAGATCGCTATATAGAGGATTGGGAATATGATGCAATGCTTGAAGAGGCCCGTAAAAACGTACCATTAATGGCGGCTGCTATGGAGATTAGCTATTGCTGTGCTGCAAGGCAGGGTGATGTTTGGGGTTTACGCAGAGAGCAATTGCGTGAAACTGGCATTTTCATTAGGCAAGGTAAAACAGGCGTTAAGCAGATAAAAGAATGGAACCCAAGATTAAGAGCCGCAGTAGACTTGGCACTATCTGTTCAAAAAGTCGTTAACATCAATTTAGTTTTCTGTGATTCAAAAGGCAATCATCCAGCACAGGGAACGCTAAGAAATTGGTTTGGCAAAGCTAAAGCCAAGGCAAAAGAGAATCATCAGGGCGCATGGGTGAATGATTTTACATTCCATGACATAAAAGCTAAATCAATTTCCGACTACGATGGAAACAAGCAAGAATTTAGTGGTCACAAAACTGCATCACAAGTTCAAACCTATGATCGCAAAATCAAAGTAGTTCCAACCTTAAAATAAACCCAAATATGTATAAATATACACCACTGTATATTAGGCGAAATATTAGGCGGTGTTAGGCGAGTAGTGCTTACTATCGCTACAAGCCCCGTGAGAGTGGAGGCCGAACCCAGAATCGAACTGGGGTAAACGGATTTGCAATCTGTTACATTAGGTATATAAAACATATACTTAACGCCTATACGCCTAACAAATATCAAGATTTAAGGCCATTTAAATAGGCGATCTGCCATTTACTAACCACTGTATATTAGGCGAGATTAGACCCATTTTTTAGGGTGGCGCTAAATCGGCTAATTTGGCTGACTTAGAACCACCCATAATTAGTTTATAATTCTAGTCCAAACAATTAAGCTATTAAACTGGATGAAAGCCAGACACTTCTAAAACTATCCAGACAGTTCTATTGCAGACCCACCTTTTTTAATTTGAGTTAATTGACATTTATTACCGATAACCCTTTACATCTATCCGTTTTGTATATACAATACATATATGGGTTGAGTTAGCCCACACCGACCAAGCGGCACTTGGTACTAGGAGCAAAATTATGACTCACATCGTTACTCAAGAAACAATCAAGGCTACCAAAGCATACACCGCTGCTTATATTTCTGGCTTGGTAGAAAAGCCAAGAGATTTCATGCTCGATGATTTCGAGAGCATTCACCCGTCTGAAATGAAGATTGGCGACCACATGGGGACCCATAACTTTGTTTACGAAATTGATGAGATTAAAGTTAGCCAGCCAAATAATCTTTTTGGTCGAGAAGATAATGGCCCAGTTTATTGTGTCAGTGGCACATACGTTAGCGGCAGTTTAGAAATGTATAAATATTTTTTAGGTGATGCTGAGAATGGTTGCGCTACAGATCACCGCTCATACGATCAGGGTAACGCACTAGCAACTTGGTCTAGATTAATTAAATAACAATAGGGGCTTCGGCCTCTTGGGGAATATTATGAAAATTGATTTAAATATTGTCACTGAACAAATCACTCAACATCGAACTATCTATCAACGTCAGAGAGAAGTTGAAGGGTTAGGATTTAGTGAGCCAAAGTGGTTTTTTTACAAGCCCGTATTAGATAATGGTAGTGATCAATCCTGTTGGAAAAGGGTTAAGAAATCACAATTAAAAGAGTTAGAGGCTACCTATCAACTTAATTTTGGTAAGGGGGCTTAGTGATGAGTTATAAAATTACTTGTAAACGCGGAAAGAATGTCACTGTTGAAGATCGAGTATTGGTGTTAAAGATGGTGAAGCAGTGTATGACCGAACTCAACAAGCAAAAACATGAGATAGGCTTTGATGTACAAAAGTCTTTCTGGAAACCGCTTCATGTTGATATAAAGAAAAAAAGCCAAAAAAGTTATGGCTCAGAATCGCGTATTTCTATAGACGTATCTGAATATCATAAAGGTGGACGTTGGTTAAATGAATATGCAGCCTACAGATCAGACCCAGTAATAGGTGAAAGAACACAAGCGGCTACACCTGAGTCAGTATTGTTTGGCGTTGTGGCTCACGAAATAGCTCACCATGTTCAATACGCTTACGGCCCACATACTAGAATGTATAAATCAACCTGCAAGAAATCTCATGGTGATGCGTTCCAAGATATTTACAGGATACTCAGATCGACACTTGTTAATCCACAGTTAGACGCTGAGGCAGATCGTATAGACGCTGATACTTTTGAGGCTATAGAAATAACTTATAAGCTAGACCAAAAGATATACAAAGATATGAGAGCCGCTTATAAACGAGGCGAAATTAAGCATCACGAAATTGATTTGATGTATAGAAAAACGGTTGAATCAAGCAAAGCCTATAGGAGCATCACATGAATACTGAATACAATATTACGCCAATAATAACTTTTGGTTATGCAGGTCTTGGGCAAATCAAAGATAGGTTTGAAGATCGAATGGTTATTGAAGAAGAAACGGGCGGTCTTGACGAAGGCTCTTTCTGGGTTACGTTTCGCGGTATTGATATGAAAGATATTCGTGAAATTGATAAGTTTATTAAGTCAGAACTTAATGAAGGTGACGTATGAGTAAGCCAAAGAATCACTATGAGGCTTTAGTGCTGGCTCTAAGGCTTTCCGTTACAGCACGAACAGAAGAGTTATCGGCTGTGGGTGTAATAATGGCTGATAGCTTTGCAGCAAAACTTACCGACATTGAGGTAGCTAGGGCCAAAAAAGAAGCAGCAGAAGCAGTGGCGGTGATAGATGATTGAATACAAGATGGGCAAAGATCAGACTCCAATAGAGTTTAGATTTGTCGTGTATTTCGACACCAATACTGATATGCAAGTAGGGTTAATGGAAGATGATGATATTGACATTATTGTTGAAAATAACCTTTTGTGGGCATACGTTGATATGCCTTGGGAAATAGACGGGTTTGTGATGCCAAAATATTTGGAGCATTTATAAATGAACATTGAAAAGAAAAAAATAAGTGAAGATGTTTCAAGCATTATTTATTCTGAAAGTGATGTAATGATGTTATCTGATAAAGCAACAGCTAAAGGTTCGTACAAGTGGGAAACTAACTTAGATCATTCAACAAATAAAGAAATAAAATCGCATATTACAACGCGTGAATCAGTAACTTGGAGTAGTGAAGAGTTAAGAAAAATAATTAACCTTCGTGCTGTTGGATTGCCTTACAAGGAATGTTCTAAGTATTTTATTGAGCGATCTTCTGGTGCTTGTAGCGGCATTGTTCAATCACAAAACCTTTATGACAAAATAGACAAAAAACGAAATCAATTAATTAAAGAAGCATTGATATGAGACGCAACATTCAAACACATGGAAGCACTGGAAACACTAACGCCAGCAAAGAAGTGACTAAATCATCTGTACTAACCATGCGCTGTACTCCAACCGAAAAGGCTAAGTGGGTTAATGCTGCTAAAGGCCAAAAGTTAGCAGAATGGGTGACAGACGCACTTAATAATGAGGCAGAAAAAAGACCACATAAGTAGGTGGTCAAGGGTGCTGCTTGGGGGAATTACTTAGCCACGCCTTTTATCTTTTCTGCTGTACGCAATCCAGCTAGTCCTAACATGGCTAGGGTTAACTCTAACATAGCGTCTAGCGGCAATTCTGGTGCGCCTAAATGCGGTGCTAACCATTGCAGAATCGGGTTAATCACAAAGGCAAACAAGAAGCCCAAGCCACACACCCACATTAAAAATGGCCTAGCCCCTGCAACAAATGTTGATCTGTGTTGTGCTTGAACTTTGTTTATTTCAGCTTGTGCCATTTGAGGCTGCTGTGCCAGCTTAGACTTTAATAGGTCTGCTGCTGCCCTTTCTTCATCTGTAGTAATTAGATTATCTAGCACCGATCCAATGGCTGCTATCGGCTCTACAACGCTCCCACCCACTAAACTTGATAACCAGCCCATGCGCTAATCCTCTATTACCAATTCAAAGTGAGGGCGGTCACAAAACGCCCCGTCACGCCCGTAATGACCCCACAAGCCACCCCAACGCAAAGGCGTAGTATTTAACTCACTTGAGGCTTGGAGCATAGCAGCCGCAATTACAGCAAGCATTTCGTGATCCCATGAGGCTTTACCCGTTTCTGGGTCTATTGCAAAAACGTCTACAGCATTACCAAGCTGATGATTTGAAAGTTGCTTATACCCGTCTAATTGGCTTTTACCATCTAAGTATAAAGCGTTTTGGGTTTCTGCTGACCTGACTCCACCTGTCGCTGGCACGCCAAAATCAAAAACAGATATTTCCAAGGCGCGGTTTAAAATCAACTTTAAATCAGGGTTAAGGCCAGCTTGGTGTTTAAGGCTATTTTTTCCAAACGAATAACTCATTTTTGCATCCCCTCTTGGAGAAAAACTAGAATTGCTGCTGCTACTGCGGCAGCTAACCATGCGCTTTTTTTAATGACGGATCGACCTACGGCTTGGTGAAATTTGTCAAACGCCTTGGTAGCTGCCATTTCTGCAATCTTGTCCATTTCGCTTTCAGTTAAAGGTGATCGCTTGTCCATCAATATGTCCTCAAATAAATTGCCACGCCAAACGCACTAGCCATAATAACAATCAGAATACCGCCTACTTTGATAGCTAGGTTTAAGTTCTCTAAAGCAGCTTGCTGGCGTTTATATTTTTCTTTTGCTTGATTTTTTATTGCGTCTTTTCTGTTCCTAGCAGCTTTCGCTTGAAACGATTGCCAATCGTTCCACATACCTGCCCTACCGCAATAGATCATAAATGTCTTTAGTTCGGCTTCTTGAGATTTGATTTTTTCTAGGGCTAAAAATTCCTCTAGTTCGTTTTTTGGGCCAGACGATGATTCAACACGTTTAGCCAGTTCAGACTTGTTATCAAAATACTTGATAACGGCTGACGAGCAATCCATAAGCTCTCGTCCTGACCCCACGAATTGCTTAATGGTCTTGTACGCCAAGTTACATGCAGCAAGTTCAGCTAGCATTTAGCCACCCAATGTAATGTTGACATTGGCCCATGTTGTTTGTAGGCCACTATCCCCGTAATTCGTTGAACGCGCATACGTTCTGTAACGTCCACACGCTCTGTCTGTGCCTCTATAACAAGTGCCTGCCCAGAGGGAGCTAAAGTGCTTGAAAGATGCACAGGGTATAACTCAATGGGGCTAGACCACATTTAATAGTTCTTATCCCAAACTCTGAATTTATCAAACTCCCCAGATAGCATTTTTCGCTTTAAAACTTCTTCTGCTGCTGGATCATCAGACTTAACGCCTGCTTCTTTAAGCCACTGAGCCATAAGTGCGCGGTCAATCACGCCAATACAAACTGATTCGCCAAATGTAGCGTTTCCATTTTCACGCATAAACGCGGCTTGCTCTAATGCAGGAGTGTAATCATGCTGTTTAACGTGAACCAACTTGTCCCCGTCTTGATAAAATTGTTCTGATATTTTAGGCATTGCATTTTCTCTATAAAAAAAAGGGGCGCAAAAGCACCCCCTTTGTGCATAACAAAGTTACGACTAGCTTGTGGTTAGGTCGAAAACACCGCCCAAACTTGCTTCTGAACGAACTTGAAGCGTTTGCTCTGACACGATTTGACGATGTTCATTATCGCCTGTTTTCGCTAAGGCTTCGTTCTTCATTGGGCGTAAAGTAGCAATGGCTAATTTATCATGCTCAATAATATACAAATCACGCGATCTATTTTCGCGGCAGGGTTGCCATGTGACCTGTCCCCAAGGCGTCATATAAATTGCCATGTTGTTATTAACTGTGCCAACTGCACCTGTCTGACGCTGGTTGTTGTTACCAGAAAAGCTAAGTGCCTTATTCATCTGGAACGCTGAAAGGTAGACAGCATCAGGCTTTCCACCCGATACCCACGTTTTCTGCATGACATCATCAAAAAGAGCCTGCGTTAGCGCCCGTTGCGTGCCGTTGGTGCGAGGTGTTGCTCCACCTACAGAACCTGTTGGGTCTGCACCTGAACCGCCACCAAATGATGTATTGGTTTTTAGCCATGCACCTAGACCGCCAAGTTTACGGGCAGTAGTAGCGTTACCAGCTACGCGAGCAATGTTTTCAAAGATCGCTTTCTCAATGTCCAATTTTTGAACAATCGCCTCACGCAGTATGTTGTAGCTCATCTCAGAGTTTGTGCGCCCTGCGGCTTCAACTACATCGTTGGTTCCAGAGGTGATAATGCTATTCTTCATAATCTGCGTGTAGTTGCCTTCACGCGTAGTTGGAACAATAGCTTGAGCAGAGGTTGTACTTCCCTCAATATGGGCATTATTTGCTGCATCTCGTAACGAGTTAACTTGCCATTCAAAAAAAGTGCTGCTTGCTTTTACTTTAGCGATTGCACTTACTAATGGCGTTTCTTCTGGGGAAATATCATAGATGATATTTGATAAATCTTCCCTGATACCCTTAGTATCATATGTGTCGAATGTGTTGGCTGGTTGGCTCATAAATATCCTTTAAAATCAATAATTTAACTACTAAACAATAATGAGGCTGCATCGTGTATGCTGCCCGTTTTTTTCAATTTAGACATTTGCTGACGTTGTTTTTTTGCTGCGGAGTCGGGTAACTTCTTAGTTCCAGCTTTCATTAATGGTCTAGCTTTTTTGAGTTTGGCTTGCACATCACCATTCCCTGCTACCATCTGGTCATACATCATGGCCTTGTGTAGAACTTTCATGGCTCGGTGGTCAATAATCCCACTGATTTCTTCGGCACTATAGCCTTCGGATACGCCCTGCTTTACCAGCCTTTCCTTCATCTTGGTTGCTTTATTAGCGTCACCAAACTCAGGAATTGCTTTTTTAAGTTCTGACATTTGCGATTGCAAGTGAATCTGTTTAGCTTCATTTTGCGCCTGCGCGTTAGCCTCATTGTGCTGATCTATTTGCTGTCGCTGTGCTTGAAAGGCTCTCATCTCTTTACGATAATTAGCATCTGCTTCGATGTACCCTAATGGGTCTGCACTAAGCAAATCTTCCGTTGGAGGTGTGGGTTCTCTTAAAACACCTTGCGTCCCTAACTGCTGCATAAACTGACTAAGCTGCTCACGCTGTTGGTTTAAGCCGTTATAGGCTTCCTCAGCTTTTTTGCGCTGGTCTGCCGCCTGTTTCATGCCTTGTTGAATATATTTTTGTCCACTATAGCTTTTGGTTAAATCAGATAAAGTTACATCAACAGTCTCCCCGTTTACTTTAACGGAGTACGTTTCTGGCTCAGTTTGATCGTCTAGCGTATCGTCTGACTCTTCATATTCATCACCATCATCTTCATCTTCTAATTCTGCGTATTCGGCATCATCGTCAGTTTCCAACTCTGATTCTTGCTCAACCTCGGTTTCTTCAACTTCTGCAACTTCTACATCAGTATTATTAACTTCGGCTGCTTCTGACTCCATTGGAGCCATTAACGCTTCTGTTGCGCTTTCTATCGTAATTGGGCTAGTCGATTCCATATCGGTGCTATCCTATTTTTTAATTCGTTTATCTTTCATATCTTGATTTGTAATTGCTCGTTTCAAGACGTTCTCAAACTCGTTTAAAGCCCTCAACATTGCGTGAGCCTCTTCTCGTTTTTCAACTTCATCAGCTTTAGAATGTAAGAAAACATTGCACTGATTTGTTCGCATACTAACAAAAACTTCCAAAAAAGTCTCATCTGCTAATAAATTTTTAGCTTGATCTTTTAAAATCATTGAACATTACCCATTCGTGGGGCTGCTTGCATTGACTTAACGCGCTCAACGTCAACGGCTGTGCCGTATTGACCCAATATCCTAGCGGCCTCAACAAGCAAGTCTTGGTTCATTTGATCGCGCTCTAAATCATCACTGGCCTGCAATTCACGATATTTAAGCTGCAATTCAGCCAGTTCTTGGCCCTGCTTAGATTGCATTTGTGCGGCTTTTACTTGCATATCAGCTTGCATCTTAATTTGATCGCCCTGCATTTTCCCTTGCATCTTCATCTGGTCGCCCTGCATCTTAGCTTGAGCCTTGATCTGTTCAGCCTCAATAAGTGCCTGTGCCATTGGGTCGCCCTGCTGACCCTGTGCTGCTTGTGCGGCTTGCTCTGCCATTTGAGCCATTAACTGAGCCTCACTTTCTGGGTTCATAGGCGCGTAATAACGATCAGCGTCATTGAACCCACTTAATGCCAAAGTATCTGATAAAGTGTTACGCATTTGTGTCATTGAAACTAAGCCATTCTGAGGCCCGTAGGTCTGCCAAATTTGCTGCTGAGTTTGGAAAGTCTGCATCAGTGCTGCGGCCTTGGCATCTTCTTGCCCTGTGCCTAACCCGACATTAATTTCCATGTCCATTGAGCTATCCCAAATGGCAGGGTCAACAGGTACAAACTGTCCATTGAGGCGCATCATTTGCTCGTCTGGCGAGTTTTTAACGGCAACGTGTAGCATTAGTTGAAATAACCGCTTAGTGCCTTCTGCGAGGTTTCTAGCCATGACTTCAACTTGGCCTGCGCCAGCTTGTGCGGTCAATGCGGCTGCGGTGGCAGAGGTGTTCTGCAACATATCGGGGTTAAGGCCCATGCTCATTTTACTAATGCCTGTTTTCTCTTCAACCAGCATGTCAAGATATTGCAATGCTGGCAGTGTGGAACCTGCTACAAAAGGCACTGTTAATGGGTTAATCGACCCTATTTGCTCACTGCGAATGATTGCACCGATCTCGTTATTCAGCACATCGTCCATTTCCACCAAATCTTCATTGACCTCTAAACGTGGGGTGTTTACTAACGCTACGTTATCCAATATTCCACGCAGTACGCTAGTGGTTGTATCTTGATCGTTAATCACTAACTCAGCCAGTGAGCGACCATAAAAAGCGTGGGGTTCTGGGTCAACGTGGAAATCAGCAAACGGGGCTTTATCCCACGGCTCCATCTCAAGCACTTCGTAATCAGTGCCGCCACATAAGAACTTGTGCAAAGTGGGTATGCCGTCACCTTCTGCGTCAATGCGTAGATAAGCCTCTGTGACTAAAACTTGGCGCATTGATGGGTCATTGTCTACATCTTCATCGTCTGTAATAGACTCGCCAAAACGCTGTATTTTTTCAATATTACCAATCAATGAATCATTGTCTGAGCCGTTTAGGTTATCAACAACGTCTTGATCAATACCCATAGCCACTAAATCGCCTGCGCGTTTCTCGCTTCTGTGGCAGCAAATATACGCATCATCAATCGACTTAGCCGAACCATCAATGAAAAACTCTTCTGGGGGAATCCCCTCAATGACCATTTCGCCCTCTTCATACTTGTGCGTAATAACCATACTGTGAACATTGCGTTCAACATCTAAGCCGAACTCGTCCATTTCCATTTCTATTTCTTGTCGATGTTCTACAACTTCAACACCTTCTTTGTTGACCAATACCTGTACTTCTTGATCTGACAAGTTTTCATAAGTGTACGTTTTAGCGATTGTTTCTTGGTTCCACCAGACTTTCACAATGCCGACTTTCTTCACTAATGAATCATGGATTGCATTAGATAAGACGTTATAGCCACCTACTTTGTTAAACACCCAATGCGTGTAGGCTGTCGCTTGTTCTGCATTAGCCACATCTTCTGGGCCTTTGGGCGTAAATTCCACAAACTTATTATTGCTCATAAAGATACGCATTAGGCTAGGTTTAGCACCACGCACCACATCACGCACTTTAGTAGACACTACCCTAGAACGACCCTCTTCATGCTCTAAGTCAACATTTCCGTCAAAGTAGCTTTGAGCTCGTTCTCGTTGATCTGCTATGTCGCTGTCAACGTAATCAATGGCTGACTGAATAGCGGTTTTAATTGCACTTTGAATATCTTGTTGTGACATTTTAGGCATTACATTGCACCTTGTTGCGTTGTACTTTCTGGTTGTACTTCACTAAGCAAGCCTCTCATGCCAAACTCAGCAGCCTTGCCGCCTGTATAGCCGCCAGCACTTTGACTTCCAGTAGTAATCATATCAGCCAATTTTTTAACTCTATTTTGTAGTTGAGCCATTTTACCACTATCGGCCAGTGCCGACTTAACAAACTGTGGATCTTCACTTAAAAGAACTTCTGTTATCTGCCTGCGTTGGCTGTCAGTTAGTTTGGGAGCAAGGGCTTTAATAGCTTTCATACCCACACCAATACCAGCAGCTACGTTTCCATAAGACATAGCTAGTAATTCATCTGCACCAACACCCAATCCCTGCTGCTTAGTTGCTGCATCAGTTAATGCCGTACTTGGGCCTTCAATAATCTTTTCATAAGATAACTGGGTCTTACCTTGTAATGCTAATTTAACAAGTGCAGACTTTTGTTTATCTTCTGGGAATACGTTAGCAAATACTTTACCCTCACGTAATTCTGGGTTAGCCAGTTTAGCTAAGAAACGCTTAGAGCCATTAGTAGACATTTTGTTGTTAATGCTAGACATTATACCTTCACGAAACGCACTAATTTTAGCGGTATCACCAGAAGCCATTATTTGCTCTGCAAGAATTTCAAACGCTTCAACATCACCTGTAAATGCTTTCTTGCCACTATCAAAAGCATCCCTAGCATCAGCCATTCTTGACCAACCTGCGCGAGTATCTTTTAACTCTGGGCTAAATTCATCAATGTTGGTTCTTAGATTATCTTCTAGCACCATAAGTTCAGACTTCAATGTGCCTCGGCCTTCACGACCAGCAACTTGCGCCTGCTCATTTGCCATACGTCTAATTATTTCTACATCTTCTAACGTAGGAATACGAGACATTTCTAAAGCACCATTATCAGCAGTCTTAAACAATGGCACTAAGTTACGCACATTGTAAATTTTATTTAACTCAGTTAGTGCTTCTGGTACGCGCTGAACTACTTCTAAAGCCTGCCTAGTCAAATCAGTATTTACTTCACCAGCTTTAGAGAATACTTTATTGTAAGCATCACCTAATGCTTTTTTCCAATCAGTTTCCTTCATATTGGCGTATTTAAGTACGTTACCCTCTGTGCCGCCAGTTAGACCAATTTGAACATCTTCTTTAGCTGCTAATCTAGCTGCGGTTGCCCTTTCTGGAACAGCAGTTCTTATCATAGACTCTGGTGGCCCACCTTGAGACATATAAGACCTTACTGTGCTGTGCAGGCTTTGATTGTCTGACATTGTTTCGCCATTAGCTATTCTTTCAAAAAGTTCGTCACGCGACATTCCTGTCTGATCTGCTAGGCGGTTTAGTTCATTTTCAACAACTGTACCCATTCGACCTTTACCACGCTGGCGCACAAACTCTAAAAATTTATCTGCAACACCGCCCATAAACTTACCAGCGTATAATCCTCCTACACCACCGCCAGCACCAAGAGCAACCCCTAATGGGGCATCTTTTAGACTTGCAACACCTTCACGCTCACTTAAACCAACAGCAGCAGCACCGCCCTCTGCTGCGCCAAGTTGCAAAGCCCTTACTACTGGCCTAGCGGCATTAACAACTGATACTGGTGAAGAGACTCCCATTGTGGCAACAGTAGGTATCATTGCCCCTGCTGCCTCATAAGCCATAGCTTGATACGGGCTACGTTCTCTGTGCGCGTTTATTTTCCTACGCAATTCATCGCGTATTTCAATGTAACTTTCACTTTGGAATGGTGCGCGAGCTAGAGCTTCAATTTCATCACTAAAGCCTAATGACGCGCCCTGTGCTATTAATCTTGCAACCTGATCGTCTGGCTGAATCTCGTCTAATTGACCTAATAATTGCTCAAACTGCTCATCTGTTAATGCCATAAATATTCCCTAACTACGGTAGCTTAACGCCAGTTAATTGCTCAAATGCAGCTTTTTGCTTTGGAGTCATTATATCAATTTGTTTTTTAGACAAAACTAACCCACCAGTACCAGTAGCACCACTGCCAGCGTTTTGTGGAGAAGCGTAATTTACAATAGGATTTGCTCTAGGCTTTTCTGCGTTATATTTTTGTATGTAACTAGAGTAAGTTACATCACCTTTAGTTAGGATTTTAGATTGTGAAATTAGCCAATCACGCATCTTTGTTTGCGCTGCTATTTTTTCTAAAATATGTTTGTTTAATTCTTCACCTTGTAAACTTAAATCTAATCCAGTGCTTAACGCTAACTGTAGTTCCTTCTCGCTTAACGCGCCAAAAGTGGCACTATTAATAATGTCTATACCAAGCGAGTTGGCTGTATTTCTTAAAGATGTTGTTGCTGCACTAAACGATGGTACAAACCTTGCTAAAAATCCAGATGAGGCTCCATTCTTAACCGCTTCTCTGGCTGACTCTAACTTAACTAGTGATTCATCCATAGCACTAGCACGATCAAAAGCAGCAAAACCTTTCTTCTGGGCCATTGCTATGTCTGCAAGCCTAGTAGTAGCTGCATTCTCAATTTCAAGTGTTTGTGTTGGGGTTTGCCCTATAGCACCAGCAACGTCTATCCTAGTAGAAGTCCCATCATTTGGATTTGACATAATAGTATACTGTTGGCCCGTTTTTGGGTCAGTCTGTACACCAGTAAACTTCAACATATCACTCTTGCCATACTTAGACTTTACAAACTCACCTGTAATGGTTTTAAGTAATTCTGGATTAGTTCTAGCCACAGCCAATACTTCATCTGGCACACCGCCAGCCTTTAACTGCATTAAAGTAGCGTTAGATTGGCTTGAAAGAAGTTTTGTAGCTTCTTCCTTTTCACGCCTAGCCGCTAAAGACGCCTGCTGACCTTCAATGCCAGCCATAATACTAGCTGTGTTGGGATTGCCACTCATGCCTGCAAAACCAGAAGCCAAGCCCAAAGCTAATGCGCTTCTGTCATTGTTTGACATACTGGGTGAAGGCCCACCTTTAATATTGTCTAATAAGCCCATCTTAACCTCCAAATCCGAACATACTTCCTATTTTGGCAGGGTTAGAAGCGTATGCTTTTGCACCTAACGTCAGATAATCAAACAATCCTGCGTCATAAGTCTCTGTCTGCTGCTGTTGTGCTGGTGCGCCACCGACTGCCTGCAACAAATACTGCAATGACTGTGCTGGTGCGCCAGTGTAGCCAGCGTATTGATTCTTGCCTGCGTTAATAAGCTGTTGATTCAATGCTTGCTGCATTGCGCCTTGTTGATCCATACGATTTTGAATAGTCTGACCCATGCCAAAGCCTAGATTAGCCAAACTGCCCAACTGTTGGCCTGCATTTAAACGCTGTTGTGCGCCCGATAAGCCTGCCTGCTGGTTTTGCATTTGCGCTTGGCGTTCCATTG